CTCCAGTTGATCTGGATTGGTTATCGGCGTAATTGATTTTGAGTTGTTCTAATAGTTCTTGATAGTTGAAAGCTGTCTAATCATACCATATACAGCCATGAAGATGGTACGTTAATCTATTTTGGTTATAATTCATACTGCAATACATATTTTGTAGAAGATAAGAAACTAGAATACATAAGATCATTATATGAAAGGTTTAGAAGGAAGAAAAGAAAGATCTACACATCTCTGTAGGAGAGATGATAGGAACGATTCGACCAGTGTTGCGCATTACTGCGGCTTGAAGTTGTTGTTGGAGCATTGTGTCAGGTTCGGAAATCGCGAGCTCTCGCATGGCTGTAGTGACATTATCTATCGTGGCCATAACGGGATCTCTTGATTTGGTAACCCAATTGCACATCTCCAATGAGGATGCTGTAGCGAGTGGAGCCCTATAGACTCCGAACATTCGCTTGAATCCTCGTTTGAGGAAGGTCACTTCCTCGATGGGGCGAGCATGAGTCTCTACTCCATCTTTGGCTGCTGGAGTGAAAATCATTCCAACCTCAGCTAACATTGCTCCAATGTTCCGGGAAGTAAATCCAGGATAGGCAGAGTTGACTGAGAACATGACGTCATCCCCATGGGTGAGGGTTCGGACATTTTGGAGAAAATCTCCAACTGAAGAAAGGGGGTAAATTCTACGCCAGGCGTAGAAAAAGGCGACTAGGTTGACTCCGCTATTGATAGCGGTTGTTCCAATCATGCCTGATGGTAAACTCCCTTCTGTTCTGTAGACTACACCTTTTGCACTGTGAAATGCGTGGATGCAGAATTCAGCAAGGCGTTGTCTAACGAGATCATCTTCCCCAGATCCTCCATTCATCAGGTACCAATTCCGGATGGATTGATATACAGGTAGCAAGAAACCTGATGGTTGGGTGGAGTCGAAGGATGAATAATCTCCGTCATCAACGTTTGGTGAAACCTCATGGAGCCAATCGGCAAGTCGTTGCCAATCTCCACTCATGGGGTTCACACCAGATGTGCAGGTGTTACGCACTTGGTTGACAATCAGGTGACCAAAAAAGGCGCCGTAATAACGGCGTAATAGGATCATAAAAACCAGCGGTGATGCTGAAAAGATCCTAGTCTTCACTTTTTCAGGGTTGTTGATATCAGCTTTCGCTAATGCCACCCTTTCGTCTTTCAAAGAGTCCTTGAAAATAGGGACATCTTCAATGTTGCCCGATCTAAATTGGGCTTCCAAGTTAGCAACCATTGTTACCAATTCTTGGGATGGAGAGTAATCTTCACCAATCCAAAGAGTCTTTCCTTTGGCTCCAGGTGTCATACAAAGAGGTAATCCTGCTGAAGTCGAACGATCGACGGGTTCCAAACCGGGAATGTCCTTTCCAGAGAGTGCTTCTTCTAAAGTTAGAGTTCGGGCAATCAGTGGGGTTCCTGCGCAATACCTTGTAAGTACTGATAGGGCCTCTGTTTGGAATCGCTCGGAGATAATAGGACGATGTTTTTGAAAGCCTCTAACACCTCGCTCCATTGGGTCACAAGTGTCTGTGGCTCTTAATATAGAGGGGCGGGTTGTTGGTGCTGAAATCTCACCATGGATCTCTGATCTACGATGTTTTGTGATAGTCGGTTCGAATGGTGTTCTAATCGATATCAAAGGGTTTTGGATGTAGGAGTGATCCATTGTGTCATCACCTTGGAATCGTTGGTCAGTGATTACTACCTCAGTTTCAAATGAGGAATGATCTTCTAAATCTTGAATAATTTCTTGAGTGATGACAACGGATGTGCCTGAACCAGTGGAGTTTCCCATCATGTGGAATCCAAAAACTTTACGGTTTCTAGTGGGATCCACACACATAAATGGGGCACCGCAATCACCAGAGATGGTGTGCATATGATCATAACCAATTAAGGTTCTGACTGGTGCTTGAGATCCGTCCGGTAGTGCTACCGTCCTATCTTGCAACTCTGGATGAGGTGCATTCATGATGAGTGATTCACCTTCCCGCCGCGTAATAATACGTCCTGCGGGTAGGTATTGAAAATTGAGATCAGTATCCATTGCAATAAGATGTCTAACATCTGTGAATGGTGATAATGTCTTTGGGAACTGGACCAATGTTATGTCCAGCTCTGGATGGGCGATCAATTTGATCTCCTCTCTCTTGAAATAAGACGTCTGTACTCCACCACCTGAATAGTAGCGGGTGATCGCCCAATCGCTGTCTTCTAAAAGAGCCACAGCATGTGAGTTAATCCAGGCTTTACGGCCTGCATAGAAAAATATCTTTGATAGGGGGCCCATGGCTCCTTTAGCTCCGACATCGCACAAGTTCCTGTAGAGTTTCTTAGCTATACCATCAGAATTCTGATCGGCTGAGCCTTGGAAGTCTTGTGTTTTCTTTGCAATTCGTTCCGCCATTTTATCTACTAGTTTATCGTAGAACTCGGGGAAATTTCTCACAAGCATGAGGATCTCTTCTGGACAATCGTTAAATTTGGCCAACTCATCGAGAGTGACTGCATCTTCAGACAGAAGATATTTGAAGTATCGAGCGACCCTCTCTTTGACGGAGACGTTAGAATCCTCGTGTTGAGAAGAGAGCACCAATTTCCCGTACCACTTGAAAGCTTCCATTAACATCCGTAGATTATGTTCGCTTGGATCGTCGTGGTGACGTTGAAATAAGTCCCTTCTGACTGAAACTACCTCTTTCTTACCAACATTGATAATTTCGAGATAACAGTCGATTGTTGACTCCATTCTCATGGTTTTGCCTTTAGTACCAGCCTGACGACCAAGTGTTTCTCTACTCTCCATTTTGAAGGTAGTTTTCTTGGTTGAAGATTGCTTGCCTAGGACGTCCCTAGATTCATTAAAGAGACGAACCTCATCGGCTTCATAAGTCGAAACAGGGTCTAGGTAGTCTCCTACTAATCCAAAGATCATTTTGAGCACAATAGTGCCCGCGCCCCAGATAATTGCAATGCGGAGAGCCCTTGTTACTTCCGAGCTACATATAATGTTCCCCAAAGCGGAGATTGTAGCGTTTCCATATTGGAAGATTGTTTTAAGTTTCTTCCAAAGCAAGGTGGTGAAAGATTCAATTGATCGTTCAGCATTGATGACGTTGGCAGCATCAAGGGTGTCAAAGGCTAAGTCTATTTGAGCCTCAACCTGGTCCCTAATGTCAGAGGCATAAGTTACTGGAATACACACATTGAAGTGCGATTCGAGATTTTGAAAGTCTGCCTCTATGAGATCTGGTCTGTTCAAAAATCCATTTCGGGCGAATTCGGTCGAGAGAATAAATTCGTAGCATTCTTCGCCTCCGTAGAGTTCCATTTCGTCAGTCATGTCTTGAAGAGTTTGTCTGAAGAGATCGGTCGCGCAACTAGTTAAAGTAAGTTGACTCATTATTGATCTGTTCGAAATAAGAACACCAAAGGTGCTAACAAGATCTGTTGTAGGGACTGAATCGAACAGTCCAAACCAAGCTTGTGCTTGTTGGGTGCATGGTAGCGAGGGATGACAATAGGAATGGTTAGTCCCATTTGCAGATTCTACTCTGGTCATAGCTGATTCGCTAATATGAGCAGGTGCTGATACTTGGCCGATAAATTTGGCCACGCACATGTGCGGTGTTCCACTTGCTTTCTCCTGGGAGCGAATGCGACGTTCTTCGAACTCTTTGCGCTTTACAGCATATTGAGCTCTACAAACATTCACAAACTCTGCGTATGTTAGAGAATCACCTGGAACGGCTCCATCTTGATAGAGCCAGAATTGGAAGTCGGATCCCACCTTAGTAATTTTGGCATGGACTCCAAATCGTCGCATCAATGCTGCTGGTGACAGGACCGATTTAACGATTGTGGAGCCAAATGATTCGACATTGGATGTAGCGATAACCAATTCACTGCGGAAATAGCCTCGAGCTTTTTCTTCGAGTTCAGCCATAGGTAGATGGAAAGCATTGCTTCCAACCACATTGATCATTTCATTGACCTCGGGGTTAGGTTTCGAAGCCGTATCCACTAGTTGCATGAAATCGTCGTATAAAACGGCGAATTGTTGTCGATAACCTGACCAATGTTCTATTGCTGGATTACGT